CTATTGTCTGGCCGTCAGCAACTCACGGGGACGGCGAGGGGCTTAAACCGTACAGAACGGCAGCAGAATGTATCGACTGGACTATTCCCGCAAAGAGCATTTTCGAGCGCGAAAAGCCCCTTGCAGAAAATACGCTGCGTAGAATTGCAAGAGGTATCAAGAAATTTGTAATTGATAACCCCGAACCGTTTATAATTCCCATCGGATATGGTGAACGGGAGGGGCAGGAACCAAGAGTGAACAGCATAAACGAGCCGCTCGGAACCGTTGTAAGTAGCAATAAGCATTATGTTGTAACACCTACAATTATGAGCAACAACACAGGAAATATCGGTGCGGCGGCTGATTCTCCGCTCCCGACAGTTACAACGGGTAACAGAAACTATGTTGTTGCACCCTCTCTTATCCAGTATCACAGCGAAACAGCAGAGGACGAAGTAAGAGGTCAGGAACTTACAGAACCGCTTATGACGGTTGACACGCAACCCCGATATGCTTTGTCTGTCGCTCATATTATGAAGAACTACGGCGGAAATTATCAGGGAGCAGGAAGCGGAGCGGACAAGCCTCTTGATACTGTCACAGCAAAAGACCACAACAGCCTTGTAACGGCTCATATTCTCACAATGCGAAACAATATGGACGGACAGGCAATAGACGAACCACTTACGACAATTTCCTGCAGCGGCGCACATCACGCTGAAGTACAGGCTTTTCTTGTGAAATATTTCAGCAACGGCACTGCTCATTCCGCATATAAGCCCCTTGATACGGTTACCACAAAGGATAGATTTGCCCTTGTAACCATTCACGGTGAGGAATATATCATCACGGACATAAAAATGCGTATGCTTACGCCCCGTGAGCTATTTAATGCGCAGGGCTTTCCCGAAGATTACGTTATAGACCACGATTTTGAGGGCAAACCTTATTCAAAATCAAATCAGGTAGCCCGCTGCGGTAATGCGGTAACTCCGCCAGTTCCAGCGGCACTTGTAAGGGCTAATTTAGCAGAGATGTGCGGAGATACCAAACAACTTACATTCGAAAGTGAGGACACATAAATGGCAAAAATTTTTAAAGTCACAGGGTACTTTGTTGACCCTAATGATGACTGGAACTGTGACACTCTTAAGGTTGCGCTTGAAGAAAATAATGATTTAATTTCGCATTATGTAAATGTTGATGAAAAGGATATAGGGGAATGGGAAGACGATAATCCTCTTAACCTTTGCGAATGTCCAATTTCAGAGTGTGAGAAATTTTTTAACGGGAAATGGAAACACGTTGCAGGAATGAACAGTAAATGTTCTGAATGTGGCAGATATTTCCCTGTGGCTGAATTTGAGAATAGACCATTCGACATAAATTGTTGTCCTCATTGCGGTACCAAAATGATGGAGGAATAATATGACAAACAGAAAAATCAAAAACGCCCAGCGGAATATGCTGATGAAAAAGATACTTGACACAAATGTCGAGTTGCTTCTGGGTGCGATGGTGTGCCTGAACAAGCGAGGTATAGGCAGGCGGCAGATAGCCGAAGTTCTCGAAGAATACCGCACTGAAACGGTGCCCTTCTGGGAGAAGTTCGCCAAAGAGGACAGGCAAGATGTGGAAGTTAGGAAAGCTCTTAAGCAGATTAATATTGACTTCAATCTTGTTATAGCCACCGTACAAGCTGTTGTCTCAGCCGAGCCGGTTATTGTCGAACGGTTAGCCGAGAATCTCGGTATCTTGCTGTTGCAGATTAATCATTCTTTCGGGTATGGCAAGACGCGGCTTGTGCGGTTGCTCGATGACCTGATTGAATATATGCACAAAGGCGGGCAGCCTGTAGGAGATGCTCGGAAGTTGTTCGACATCAACTTCGCAGACAGCAATGATGAGCTCCCCGACGTGGACGCGGTAAAATGGCATAAACCCAAGATAAGCTACGCCGAAGCGGCGAAGTATCGGCGTGAAATGGAAGCAGTAAGGAGAATACAGGAAGGATGAAGAAGATGTTAATTACAGCAATCATATCTGCTGTCGTGCTTATTATAGGCACGGCGGCAATAACATCAGTAATACTTGGCTCAGCTCACGACGCCGAGTATGCGAAGCAGCAGAGGGTTATTGACGAGCTTGAATTAAAAAATGAAAAGCTCGAAATCGCTATTCAGACCCGAGACAAAACAATCGCCGAAAAAACAACGGACATCAACCTGCTTGTTAAGGAACTTAAGTATCAGCAGGAGCAGAAGGGAATCCTCTCAGACGTCATAGTGCGTATGAGAACAAAACCCGAGGCAGAGAAGAAACTGAAAGAGCGGTTGCCATACGGTATGACTAACAGCTTGCGTTATATGGATTACCGCGAATTGGACATTGTCACAAGCGACCAGTACAGGTTGCAACAGGAATGTGACACGGGTGTGATGGAGGGCATCAGGATATATAGCGATGGCGAGAATGACTATTACTGCGTTGCGATGGGCTCGGCTTACGGCAGGTGCATAGGCGACACCTGGCACGTGACCCTTGTGTGCGGTACTGAATTCGACGTTATTCTTGCCGACTTCAAGGATAATGGTGTATCCGATTATTTCGGACATCCTGATACCAACTATGACAATCAGCCTTGCACTAATATCATTGAATTCGTGGTTGACAAGGACAAGATACCATCTGCGGTTAAGTCAGCAGGTTCGTTCACTGTGCTAGGCTATTACGGCGGTAAGCACGGCGACGGTGGTAATATTTGTAAGATTGAGTATACGGGGAGGGTTGTTTGGGAATGAGAGAGATTCTATTTAGAGGCAAAAGGCGGGATAACGGCGAATGGATTGAGGGCGGCTTTTTCGCAAGAGAAGAAAAGTGCTATATAGTTGTTCGCAGAAGATATATGCCCGACACGAGAGATTGTGACACGACAGACTATTACGAAAAACACCCCACTTATAAAATTGAAATCATTGAAGTTATCCCCGAAACTCTCGGACAGTATACAGGATTGATTGACAAGAATGGCAGGAAGATTTTTGAGGGGGATATTGTAGAAATTCCGTTATTCATAACCTGTAAAGAACCAACAGTTGCCGTTGTGGTTTGGAATGAGCTATACGCCAAATTTGGCTTGGAAGCAGAGAGCATAAAAACAGACTTCTACTATTATTTTAGCGATGAAATGAAAGTTATCGGCAACCTACGCGACAACCCCGAATTGCTGAAAGGCGGTGAGGAGTAATGGAAGAATTAAAACCTTGCCCGTTTTGCGGTAGAAAAATGGTGTTTTATAAAGAAACACACAAAAACAAGAACGGAAAACAAATTACAAACCAGTATTATATGCACGAAGAATACGACATAAACAAAGAGGAAAATTGTATTCTTGATGAAATTTGTATGCCGTTTGTAATTGGTGCGGGCGACGCAACAGAAAACTATATCGGTGAATATGCCGAAAAGTGGAACAGGAGGGCAGACAATGACCGATAACGAGATTATTAATAGCGCGGAACCTGAAGACGTCTTATATGATGACCTGAAGACTTCGTTACAAAATTATGCAAGCTCAAGGGAGTTGAAAGAGTATTACCAATTCGGCGACGGCAAACTCAGGTATATGGCGGGGTTCTTAATTCACAACGGATGGACACTTAACAGGCTCAAAAGGCACGAGGATAAGTTGATTCAGGATAGCTTTGAGCTCATTAATCGCCAAAATGAGGAAATAGACAAACTTAAGGCGCAGCTCGGCAAACGCGAAAATTTTTTCACTTTCAAATTGGATAAAGCGCAGATTGAAGATACGGTCAAAAAAGAAATTGAAAAAATTGAAATTAATATTTCTGAAATAAGAACCGAAGCAATCAGAGAGTTTGCGGAGAGGCTGATAGAAGAAACCCGCACTTTTTCAGAATATGACGAGAGTGGGTGGGAATGCGATGTATCTGCAATTAGTGCTGAAGATATTGAAAACCTTGTAAAAGAAATGACGGAGGATGAAGAAAATGGTTAAATTAACACAGAGTTTAGATTATTGGCTGTATGAGAACCACAGAGATATTTACTCCCTTGTTCTGCTTGGCCACGTTGAGCTTATTACTGACGAAATGGCGAAAAATTATCTCGAATGGTGCAAAACCGAAGAAGGCAGACAATATCTTAGAGGCGGTAGTAAGTACAAGGAGGGCACCTCAGATGCAGCTAAAGAATATTTGTCTCAGTACTGCACTCTTGACGCCGAAATCAGCTGCAAGCTGGAACAAGCGGAGCAGCTCAGGGCGATAGCGACAAAGGTTTCCCCTTCTACTGGTTTTGGAGCTGTGGGAGGTATCTCCGACCGTGTGGGCGCAACCGTTGCAAAGATTATCGACCTCGAGAACGAGATTAATGACGATGTTGACAGGTTGGTTGAGCTTAAGGCGGATATCCTTAAGCGGATTAATTCTATACGTAACTCGCTGTACAGGACGGTACTTATTGAACATTATCTCAATAGGCGTTCTTTCGACTACATCGGAGAGGCGACGAACTTCTCCCGAATGCAGATTTGCCGTATTCACGGAATGGCACTCACTTATATCACGCCACCCGGAAAATAATGTTACAAATGTTACAGATGTTATTGAATGTTACAAACGAAATGTGATATTATTACAATAAAGACAAAGACGTTAAAGTAATGTCCTACTTTCAGATTACGAAATCCCGCCGCACGCTGACAGGCGGGATATGGCGAGGTGGAGCAGTGGTAGCTCGTCGGGTTCATACCCCGAAGGTCGCAGGTTCAAGTCCTGCCTTCGCAACCATCCGCGAACCGTCGGCTTAAGCCGTCAGGCGTGGAACACAGCGGTTTCTTGTTGCCCAAGAATTCCGAATCCCGCGCAATCGGGATATGCGCAAAAACAGGGAGATACTGTGATTGCGCCGTCATTTTTCCTTTCTGCCTTCGGTTTTTTTTCTTGATTTTCCCCGAAGGCGACGTCACAAGAGCAGCGCACGAGCTGTGAATGTGGTCCATTGGTCCTTTCCAATTAACTTTCTCCGAAGATACGCAGAAGCTCCGTCGCAAACACGGGGCTTTTGTGTTGCACGGAAACAGGAGGTGTGCCGCCGTGTTAAAAGACAAACAAAAAAAATTTGCCGAATATTACGCAGAAAGCGGCAGCATCTATCATAGCGCTATCAAGGCAGGATATTCAGAGAACTACGCAAGGACAGGCGCCGCAAAAATGTTAGAAAATGTTAGTATTGCGGAATACATCAGCCAGTTGCAGCAAGAAACAAGAGATGCCCGAATTCTATCGGCAGTGGAAAGACAGGTGATTCTTTCAGATATCGCAAGAGGTTATACAGAACCTCAGGATAGAATCAAGGCAATTGATGTACTGAATAAGATGACAGGCGAATACATCAACAGGCTTGATGTTAGCGCAGAAGTCGGGGTGAGGATAGTTGACGACATCACCGACAGTTAGGCTGTCTGACCTGATTGCGCCGTCGTTCTACGAGGTGCATAAAAACATCAAAAGCGGATTATACACGCACCACTGGCTTAAGGGCGGGCGTGGAAGCTGTAAGTCCTCTTTTGTCAGTATCGAGATAATCCTCGGGATGATGAAAGACCCGAACGCAAATGCGGTTGTGCTGCGCAAGGTGGGAATGTATCTGAAGGACAGTGTGTATGAACAATTGCAATGGGCGATATCTGCGCTGGGAGTTGACGCATTCTGGCGGTCGAAGTTGTCGCCGTTGGAGCTGATATACATTCCGACAGGTCAGAGGATTATATTTCGCGGTGCGGATAAGCCGAGAAAAATTAAATCAACAAAGGTTAAGAACGGTTATATACGCTATTTGTGGTACGAAGAAGTGGACGAATTCAATGGACAGCCTGAGATAGACACGATTAATCAATCACTGATGAGAGGCGGCGCAAAGTTCGATGTGTTCTATAGCTTCAACCCCCCTAAATCGGTGCGCAACTGGGTTAACGCGGCAGTTATTGAACCTCGAAAGGATAAACAAGTGCACCACAGCGACTATCGGGCGGTTTCCCCTTCCTGGCTGGGTCCTCAGTTTATTGCTGAGGCGGAATATCTGAAGGAGAGCAATCCTCAGAGATACGCTAACGAATATCTTGGCGAAGTTACAGGCACAGGCGGCGAAATCTTCACTAACCTTGAATTCCGTCATATTTCAGATGAAGAGATAGCGGGCTTCGACCACGTATATAGGGGGCTTGACTGGGGTTATGGAGCTGACCCCTTTTCTTATGTATCGGTATATTATAACAGCACAGCAAGGGAGCTGTGCATTTTTTATGAGTTCTACAAGTGCGGGGCGAAATACGAAGAAATCGTGACGAACATCCGCAAGGAGAACACCGGGAACGGTGTGATTACCGCCGAAAGCGCTGAGCCTCGCTCAAATGATGAGCTGAGGGCACGAGGGCTGAACATCACGGCGGCAAAGAAGGGCAAAGGCTCTGTAGAACACGGTATACAGTGGTTACAGAACCTTAACAGGATAGTTATTGACCCTGTAAGGTGCCCGAACGTTAAGCGGGAGTTCTACAGCTATGAACACGAACCCGACGGAATGGGCGGGTTCCGCTCAGAATTCCCCGATAAAGACAACCATTCAATTGACGCCACACGCTATGCGCTGGAATCCGTACTGGGTAGAAGATACGGTAAGATTCCGACGATGAGCAAAGGGCAGTTAGGATTGTATTAATGATAGCTACAAACGTATTTACAACTGATTTAAAGGCCGAGGACATCACGGTTGAGGTTGCGCAGAAGTATTTGAGCAGGCATAACAATGACGAATTTCGCCGCCTTGAACAGCTTGAAAATTATTATCTGGGAAAGCACCCCATACTTGACCGAACCAAAACGAAAGGCCTTAGCAATCGTCGCCTTGTTACTAATCACGCTAAGTACATAGCGGACTTCACTAACGCCTATATGGTGGGTGAGCCTGTGACATATTCGGCTGAATTCAACATAGAACCGATAACAGAAGTGCTCCGCAAGTCTGAAGCTGATGTTCAGGACAGCGACCTAGCGCTTGACCTTGCCAAATTCGGCAGAGCCTACGAAATTGTATATATGAGCGGCGAGGAAGCACCAAAATTAAAGCTGGCTAAGATGTCTCCGAAGGCAGCGTTTGTCGTGTATGACGACACAGTTGAGCAAGAGCCAGTGTTCGGTATGTACTTCCACCAGTACACGAATTCGAACAATGACACTATGTACAGCTGCTGCGTCGCAACTGCGGTAAAAGAACTGCATTTCACGCTTGATAATATGTACGGCCTTGTGGGAGAAGTGACGGAAAAGCCTCATTATTTCGGGGCTGTGCCAATTATCGAGTATTATAACAACGGCGACAGGATGGGCGACTATGAGCAGGTAACAACGCTGATTGACGCTTATAACATCTTACAGTCCGACCGTGTCAACGATAAGGAACAATTTGTGAATGCCCTGCTTCTTATCAAGGGCTTCACATTCGGCGACACGGATAAGGAAAAGTTGGAAAGTTATAATGCATTGCGAGAGATAAACGTGATGGAGCTTCCCGCAGAGGGAGCGGACGCCGCTTATCTTACAAGACAATTCGACGAGAACAGCATTGAGACCCTTAAGAAGTCAATCGAGGACGACATCTACAGAATAAGCTGTGTGCCGAACCTAAGCGACCAGCATTTCAGCGGCAATGTCAGCGGGCAGGCGATGAAATATAAGATTCTCGCACTCGAGAACCTCACAAAGGTAAAGACTAGGTTTTTTGCGGAGGGGCTTAAGTATCGCCTCAGATGTATAGCGAACATTCTTAGAGCGCAGGGAGCGGCGGCAATTGACACAAGCGATATAAATATCTCGTTCAAGCGCTCGCTTCCCGCGAATGAAACGGAGCTTGCACAAGTTGTCGCAACCTTACAGGGGCTTGTGCCTCTTAAGGACTTGCTTGCACTTCTTCCTTTTGTCCCCGACCCCGAAAAGGCGGCTGCGGAGATTGAGGACGAGAAGTCGAAGGAAGTTGAGAGACAGCAGCAGTTGATGATGAACACGCCGATTATTGACGGTGCTACAGACACAGACGATGAAGAATAACAAGAACGGCGGCAACGTCCGGACAGTTGACCCCAAAAAATACCTCGCCGAAAGGCGCAGAAATAAAGCCTACTGGGGCAAACGTGCCAAGCAGCGCAACACTCGTATGATTGACGAGGCAGAAGCAACGGCGCGTGAGCTTAAGAAAGGCTATGCGGCGGCAGAAACGCTGATTGAACAAGAAGTGCGGAATATTTACAGGGGTTTTGAAAATGCCTTTTCTCTTTCCCACGCAGAGGCAAAACGGCTTATTGACACAGCTAAAAGCGAAACACCGTCAAAGGCTCTCCTTGATTCAATCAATCGAATCGCCGACCCCGACAAAAGGCGGGAAATGCAGGCGCTTGTATCTGCCCCAGCGTATAAATGGCGCATAGACAGGCTTGATAAGATACAGAAGCAGGCAAAGGAGCTGAGCGCACGGCTATACAATGCTGAATTGCGCACGGATTTGCGGTTTTTAGCGGCGCAAATGGACGAGGCGTATAAACACACTATCTTTGACATTCAGCAAGGCACAGGCGGTTCGGGTGCATTTGAAGTGCTCCCCGAAAGCAGAATAAAACAGGTGCTTAACACCAAATGGCGTGGCGAACACTTCTCCCGTCGTATCTGGGGCAACACTCAGAACCTTGTGACAGAGCTCAGACAGAATATGCTAGAGAGCTTTATGACGGGGGAAAGCGAACAGGACGCCGCCGCACGTATACAGGAGCGTTTCGGCGTTGCTGAATTTGAAGCACGCCGACTTATCCGAACCGAATCAACTTATGTCTGCGGACAGGCTGAGCTTGAAGGCTACAGGAATTCAGCTGTTGAGCGCTATGAATTTGCGTCACTGGACGATGACAGGCGCAGTAAGATATGCGAACGGCTTGACGGTAAGACGTTCCCTATAAGCAAGGCTAAGCCCGGTATCAACTACCCGCCTATGCACCCCTTCTGCCGTTCATCAACACTCCCTGTTCTTCCCGATGAGGAAGATTTGGATAAGGAGTGGGACGATTTTATTGCGGAATATGTTCCTGAGGATTTGACGTTTGAGGAGTGGTTGGATGGGTTGGAGCCTGCGGGGGATGGGAAGTTAGAATTTAAGCTGAAAAAAGAAGATAGTGCTTTTTCGTGGACGAATCTTCCCGACAATGCAGTTGAGAGGGTGAGAATCCTTGATAAACTTATTACAGACGAAATAAAAAAAGCAAGTTCTTTTAATGGCAAGGTTGTAATAAACGATAATACGAGATACTTAGGTACTGCGAATTACGATGGAAGCATTACACTGAACTCTAAATCTTCGCGAAAAACTGAAATTCACGAATTGTTGCATCAACATTCCGAAGGTGGAGATAATAGGGTATTTGTTTCAATTTTCAAAAACATTGAAGAAGGAACGGTTGAATTATTAGCACAAGAAATTTGTAAAGCTAAAGGAATACCTATTGGAAAATTCGAGTATAGTTATGTCACTTATGTGGATGCATTAAGACAAATTAAAGAACTGTCCGAACAATATGTGTCCGATTATGATTTTGCGCTGGAGATTTTTAGAGTGCCGTTAGACAAAAGAGCTGCTTTTTTAAAAGATATGATGAAAAGCATTCCAAAAAGTAATGTTAAAGATTTCAAAAAAGCATTAAAAATTTTAGGCGTAAAGTGAAAATCCGCTTACCCACGTAGGCGGTTTTCTTATGCTCCCGATTTTATGTCGGGAACTATGAGGACGCAGCGTAGCGAGATGATATGCATTCAATTCACTGGATATAGGTCGTTTAACCAGTGAATAACGACCAGCAAGGGCAGGACTTGCCGTTCTCACAATAATTACAGCACTCTTAACAGGGTGCTATTTTTATGCCAAAAAGGAGTAAATATGACAGAAGAAAAATTAGATAAGGCGAATCAGATAAAAGCAAGAATCGAGTGTGTAGATGAGATTCTCGAGCTCATGGACGGAAAGAAAACCAAAACTTTTTTGCCTGGCACCTCTGGCGAATATTTAGTAGGATATAAGTTGAACGATATTGATATTTACGGAAGATTTAAAGACGAGTATATAAAAGAGCGTGTCCCCGATTATCTTTTCCCTGCTATAAGAAACGCTATCGCAGAAGAGAAAGAACGGCTTATAGAAGAATTCAACCAGTTATAATTTAATAATTTCAGCGTTTTGCACTCGAATGCAAAGCGCTGTTTTTATATTCCGAACGTCGTGGGCGCTGAACACGGCGGGCACAACACAACGGACGTTGCGGCAGAGGACGTGACGGACACAAACAGGAGGTTAATTATGTACGAATCAAAACTTATTCATTTACCCTTACAGTTTTTTGCTGAGGGCGACCCCGCTCAGGATGACGGAAATTCCGCACAGGGCACGAACACTGACCCCGCTCCCGCTCCTACCTTCGATGATATGCTTAAGGCGAATAAGGAGATGCAGTCCGAATTCGATAAGCGTATGGCAAAGGCTCAGGAAACGGCGCTTGCCAAAGCTAAGGCTGAATGGGAAGCACAGGCACAGGCTGAGAAGGAAGAGGCGGCAAAGCTGGCTAAGATGAACGCAGAGGAAAAGGCAAAGCACGAACGCGAAAAGCGGGAAAAAGCGCTTGCAGAACGTGAAGCGGCGGTTTCGAAGCGTGAGCTTACGGCAGAGGCTATTTCTCAGCTGAGCGAAAAAGGGTTACCTGTAACTCTTGCAGATTGTCTGAACTACACAAATGCAGAAGAATGCAAGAAAAGTATGGAAAAACTTGAACAGTCCTTCAATTCAGCCGTGGAAAAGCGGGTAAATGATATGCTGAGGGGTACTCCTCCTAAGGCAGGACAGGCAGACGGGACACCCGTCATAAACAACATCAGAGACGCTATCGTCTATGAACAGAAGAAAAACGGAGGTAATTAATTATGCCTATTACATTAGCAGAAGCAAAGGTCGGTATGTCGAACAAGATAGACCAGCAGGTTGTTGATGAATTCAGACGTTCATCTTTACTTCTTGACCGTCTTGTATTCGACAATATGATTTCGCCCGGTACAGGCGGCTCAACTCTCGCATACGGATATGTGCAGCTCGCTTCTCCTTCCACCGCTGGGGTAAGAAAGATTAACGAGGAATACACACCCGGCGAGGCAAAGCGCACAGAAAAGACCACAAAGGCGGTTATTATGGGCGGCTCGTTCCAGATTGACCGTGTACTTATCGGCACTGCGGGCGCAGTGGATGAACTTGCGTTCCAGTCTGAGCAGAAGGTCAAGGCTACAGCGAACTATTTCCATAACCTCGTGATTAACGGCACAGCTGCCGCAAGCGGCACAGGCTATGTAACCAACACCTTTGATGGCCTTAAGAAGCTCCTTGAAGGCAAGGACACAGCCATCACAAGCGAGCTTGACCTTTCCACATCAGCGGCACTCGACGACAACGCGAACGCTCTCCTTGATGAGCTCGATTCATTCATCGGTATGCTTGACGGTAAGCCTGATATGCTGATAATGAATGAAAAAGCACTGGGTAAGGTTCGTTCAGCGGCAAGACGTGCAGGCTACTATGAGCACACAAAGGACGATTTCGGCCGCACAGTAGAGAGCTATAACGGTATCGCCCTTGTTGATGCGGGCAAGTACTATAACGGCACAAATACCGTTGACGTTGTTGCAACCGAAGAGGACGGCACAACCGCAATATATGCGGTCAAGATTGGCCTTGACGCATTCCACGGCATTTCTCCTACAGGTAACAAGGTAGTAACCGCACGTTTCCCCGACCTCGACGCTCCCGGAGCTGTTAAGGAAGGCGACGTTGAACTCGTGGCGGGCGTAGTTCTTAAGAATACCCGCAAGGCAGGCGTGCTTAAGGGTATCAAGGTGACAGCAACCGCATAAGGAGGTAGTCTATGACCGACTTATTTCAGCGCTTTCAACGCCGTTTCGGCGGTATTGTTGAAGCGGCGGACAAAGAGTTCGTGTTACAGGCACTTGACGACGCCGCAAACGCTGTATGCGACCTGACGGGGCGGGAAACCGTCCTTGAAAGGCTCATTGATGTGCAGATTGAGCTCGCGGTAATCGCTTATAACAAGCGCGGCGCAGAGGGTGAGAGCTCACGGTCAGAGGGCGGGATTTCCCGCAGTTTTGAAGAACTTTCGCCGCTTATGCAGAAGCGTTTGCTGAATTATCCCCGAAAGGTAGGTGTTATCCGTGCGGCTTATGATGAAGAACCTGAGGACGTTACAGTTATTCCGACAGAATGAAACGGAAAGTGAGTATATAGGAACAAGCGTGGAGCACGCTTACTCGCATTGCATTAAGGCTGTAATTGCTCCCGCCTCAGATGAATACAGCATAGCTGCTTACGGCGAACGCACACAGAGTATGTACACTCTTACCGTGCCTGTTGACACGGACGTACAGCGTGGGGATATAGTAATTATTGACGACGAAGGCTGTCGAATCGTCGGCAACCTTAAATACACAAACCATTGTGTTCTTACAGCGGAAAGGGCGGGGACATCGTGGAAATCGAAATCCGAAACCTAGAAGCCCTTATCGCTAAGCTCCACAGCTTAGGTGAGAACATCGATGAAGTCGTTGATAACGGCCTTAAGCAAGGCGCACAGAAGGTTCAACGTACAGCGAAATCACTTATAAGGCAGAAAGGCGCTTACGACACGGGAAACCTGCACAAAAATATCGTTGTTGAGAGAATCGACAAAGGATATGCAGTGGGGACGAACGTCAAATATGCGCCGTTTGTCGAATTCGGAACAGGCACGAGGGGTGACCCGTCTGTTGCTCATACTCAGCGTGAAAAATGGCGGTATAAGGACAGTCAAGGGAAGTGGCACACGGCCTATGCTATGCGCCCGCGTCCCTTTATGCGGCCCGCATTCAACAGCAATAAGGCGTATATTGTGAAGAGTGTGCGAAGTGCGCTGATGAGGCGGCTGAGAGAAAGGCTGAACAGATGAAAGACATACTTCCATACGTAGCACAGCTGCTTAAGGGGGTTGCACAGGTTGAGCTTGCATATACAGGCATAAACGCAGTGCTCCCGCTTATAGTGCTGACAGAGACGGATAATTCGGCGGCAATTATTGCCGACCATAAAGAATGGGCCAGCGCCATAACGGTGCAGGTCGATTGTTACGCAGACAGTGAGAAAAGGGTGAAAGATGTGGCAATAGCCGCGTCTGACATACTCACTGAGCACGGATTCAGAAGGGCAACAGGACAGCTATTGAGAGAAGATGACCTTGACCGCTATATGATGCTATTTGATTGCGTCGTAGATGCGGTCAATCGTGTTTCCAATGGGAATAACACGTTATAAGGAGGCTAACAATGGCTAATGAGTTTTTAACGGCGGGAATTAAATTCAATATTGATAACGTTCAGATTCTAGGATGCAAGTCGATTCCCGCTATGGGTTCAACCCCTTCACGTAAGGACACAACATCCTTTGACAACTTAAGAATGAAGACCTACAAGAACGGTCTTATTGAGCTTGGCGACCTTAACTTTGAATTCTGGTGTCAGGGCAAGAACGAGAATGACGCCAGAGCGGCAGAAGGCAAGACCTGCACATATAAGGTTGAATACCCTGACGGCTCGGCTGATACCTGGCAGGGTACACACCGTACATATAAGAGTGCGGCATCACCTGACGACGTGCTTTCGTTCACTATCGCAGTTACTGCGGAGACAGAGATGGAGCACACCGACGCAACTGTTACAGGCTAACTTAATCCCTCCCGAATGGGAGGGAAAATTTTTTGAGAGGTGAAAATAATGAAAAGTTATATATATACCCGCCCGAACGGCGAAGAAATCCATTTCCGCTACACTGCTGACAGGATTATTGAGACTGAACAGCGTACAGGCAAGGCGCTGTCTGAGCTGTATAAGGAGATTGACAAGCTGGGTACGGTTCTCGAAATCCTTTCCAGCGCCATAGTAGGCGGTAGCCGTGAGGAACGACAGGAAAAAGCGCTTGCGATATACGAGGAAGTTGTCGAGAACGGCGGTACTATCCTTGATTTACAACTTATCGTGATTGAAGTATATAAGAACTCGGGTTTTCTGACCCCTCATCAGGCAGAGGCACTTGTGAAGATTATCGCAATGCAGAAAAGGCTGATGAGGGCAACGGCAGACGATACAGCAACTACACCGAATTAATTGAAGAGCTGCTTCCGATAGCGGTAAGCGCGGGGATATCGTACGCAGAGGCGATGAACCTTACAATAGGCGAGATATTCAGCGTGGTTAAGCATTATCGAGAACAGGAAGAGGCAAAGCAGAAAGCGGCACTGATAAATGCGGCTTTTTCTGCTTTTTACGGTGCTTATTTCAGCCGCGTAAAGCGTTTCCCATCCTCTATGGAAGAGGCTTTCCCTTCCTTGTTCGGCAGAACGTCATCGGGCGGAATTCCCGCTTCTGACTGGCGCAGAGCAAAAGCGGAAATGGAGAAGATAAGACTTGCTCACAACGCGAGCATAAAGGGGGCGAAGCGATGACGACAGATGAACTTAATGTGCGGTTAACGGCGGATATACGCGATTTGACGCAACGATTGAATCAGGCGGAGCGAGAACTTGAAGAGTTAGGAGATACTTCCGAACGTTCTACCGACCGTGCTGCAAGCGGGTTTGCGAATCTCGCGGGTACTATATCTGCCTTAGGTATCGGCGCAGTGCTTAAAGAAGTCGTTACAGCAGCGGGCGAACTTGAACAGAATATGGGCGGTTCTTCCGCTGTATTTAAGGAGTATGCGACTACCTTACAGCAGTATGCGGCGCAGGCATACCAGACAATGGGCTTATCGCAGAGCCAGTACCTTGCAACCGCGAACAAGATGGGCGCATTGTTTCAGGGGTCAGGATTCTCGATAGCTGAATCGGTTGACCTTACTTCACAAGCTATGCAGAGAGCGGCAGACGTTGCGTCAATTATGGGTATTGACGTAGGTTCAGCAATGGAAGCTGTAGCGGGTGCGGCTAAGGGCAACTTTACAATGATGGATAATCTCGGTGTTGCCATTAATGACACGACGCTTCAGATATACGCACAGGAAAAAGGCTTAGGAAAGCTGGAAACCACGCAGCAGAAGGTAAATGCCGCAATGATGATGTTTATGGAGACATCCGAATATGCGGCGGGAAATTATGCACGTGAAAATGAAACCTTTGCGGGCGCGTTACAGACATTCAAGGCTGAGCTGCAGAATGCGGCGGCTGAGATTGGGTCTGGATTTCTTCCCGCAGCAGTTCAGGGAATACAGCTTCTGACAACTGTACTCGGCGACTTATCGCCTTTTACCACAGCAGTTGCAACAGGGTTAGGCACTATAGGCGAAGTCTTTGAACTACTCGAAAACCCTGTTATGCGCAGTGTGGTATACATAGGAGCGGCGGCTGTTGCGATGAATAAGCTGACAATGGCTGTAGGAAGTTCGACGTCAGGTTTAATTCTTCTCGGAACACTCCTGTCTTTCGTTCTCGGTAAGTATATGGAGGCGCAGGAAATTGCGGACAAAACCGTCTCAAACGGTATGGACGGCATAAGCAATTCTGCGGACAAAGCGGCCAAAGGCATTGATAAGACAAGGCAGAGCACACAGGCATTGAAAGACACTGCCAAATCCCTTATGGCGCCTTTTGACGAGCTGACGAAGCTCTCGGGCGGCGGCGCAACTGCTCAGCTTGTTGATGAGAATGAGGCGCTAAACATCGAATCCGCAACAGCGGCATTGACCGAATATAAAGGACAAGCGGCAAGCTATACCCCGCCTGACCTTACGCCAAAAATTAATTGGGAAAAACTGAAAGCAGACGCCGAAGCACTTAAAAATGATATTGTCGCAGTGTTCACTGGCACTGAGACTGAGAGTTATCAAGCGCTTGTAAGGCTTAAAGACCGTATATCTGAGTTGTTCGGCGAGGATTTTACCGAATTCTGGCAGGGCGTTGGTACTGATATATTTAACGCGTTCAATGATTTTGGCAGCAAAAAAAGCTATGAAGCGCTGGTGAACCTGAACGAAAATTTTAAATCAATTCCATTTTCGGAAACATTCCAGGATATAGGAAGCAACCTCGGAAACGCTCTGTATGAAGTTGTCGAGGGCGTAAAGGCGCTGTTTTCGGGAGATTTTGACATTGCCGCAGAGCATTTCAATAACGCAAAAGTTACAGGTGCGCACCTTGTTAAAGATATCCTGAATACTCCATCTGCTAAGGCAACAAGCGGTCTTGCAGGCTGGGCGCTTGAACAGGCTGCGGATTATATCATTACCGACGAGGAACGTGAAAAACAGCGAATTTCTGATAATCAGGACACTCTCGGCGAGATGGAAAAGGCAATTCAAGGCTATATCGCTTCGGGAATGACAGGCGATGAAGCTCTCAGAAAGACTAAGACCGAGTTCTACGACGGCGGTGAAAGTATGATGGGCGGTCAGTTCGTTGACTGGTATAACGATTTACCTCAGAACTTGCGGTTCGAGGACAAAGTTGACGACTGGGCGGCTGAATATGCGAAGTCAGGCACGATTAACGGCAATGCTGTTTCTGCTCCCGCCGCCAGTGCTCAGGAGATGTATGCGATGTTCAGCGGGTGGAATACAGGCGGAGTACCGCCAACACAGGTTAATCTTGTTCTTGATGGTGAAGTCGTCGGAAAGACAGCAATAAATTACGCGAACGGACAGGTTGAAGTCACTAACGGAAAGGGGTAAGGATATATGATAAGACCGAATATCTCTAAGCTGATGGCGGTTAAAGGGAATTATATTCCTGGAATTGCTAAATATAAGCTGGATATGGAGGACCTTGACGGCGAGGGCTCAGGGCGCTCAGAGACGGGTGTTGCTCATCGTGAAGTAATCCGCAAAAAGGTAAAGAAGCTCTTTGTCAACTGCATTCAGGACGACCCTGAGGTACTGGCAGTTGCTGAGCTCATTCAGGACGATATAACGGAAATGACCGTGTTTTGTCCCGGGGACCCCGCCGCCGAAAAGTACTATTCTACGAGCGACTACTACGTGTCAAAGATATCAATAGAATTAACCAACCTTTCCTACAACAGCGAGGGAGAGGGCGAAGGCTTATGGAGCGTGTCATTTAACGCAGTCGAGGTGTAGCCTATGGCGCTTACAGGATTAATCAGACTTAAGGATGATACACGAATAGAGCTGACGGAGGAAATGCTTGCGTCGGCACCTAGTATATCAATGTCAACTTGTTCAGATACGGCGTTCGATATAGGCACCTTCAACGCGGGAATGCTTAAGATATCTATATACGACGATGAAGCTCTTGAACATCAGTTCGACGGTGCAAAGATAAGTCTTACTCTGACAAGCGGCACTGAGGAAGAACCCGAAACACTCCCGCTTGGTGTGTATCACGTTGACGGGAACAAGACGGCAAGACGCAAGAACAAGGTAAGCCTGACCGCACAGGACAGCACGCTTATGTTCGACATCGAGCTTCCCGCAACTCTTACTACAGGCACGTATACCCCGCTTACAGCGCTTACTGTGCTCTGTTCTTTTGCGGGAGTTGCGCTGTACAACACCGATTTATCCGAATTCCCGAATTCAGATATTCAGCTTTCTTTTGCCTCTGCAAGCATTCAGACGGCAAGGGATGCCGTGATGTGGATTGCTCAGCTTATATGTGCTAACGCAGTTATCAACCGTAATAATCAGTTGGAGATACGCAGAGCGAGATATACAGCTGAGGGCGGTGCGGGAAGTGATATAGTTGCTGACTATACTAGCGACGGTTCGGACAGGGTTTCTATCTCTTTTTCTGATGTCCGTGTATACACTAAGTATCTTACGTCCTATTCAGCGGGCAAGCCTAAAGAGTATGTCGCCGATGTTGCGTCCGACGACACGCAGGCGCGTCAGGGCAGTATGTCACTGTTGCTCAATCCTCTTATGAGTGACAAGACGGAGGATGAATGCGATACGATTAATAAGGCGTGGCTTAACTATATTGATAATTTCGCCCCCCGAAACGTGAGAGCACAGCTTTTTTCGCACCCTGAATTGCAATTGGGCGACACGATAAGATTCAAGGGCGGCAGCGTGGACATAAGGCGCAGCATAATAGGCGTGATAACGTCAATCAGGTGGACTTATCACGGTTACACGATGATAACTTGTGCGGCTCCTAAGGCTGTACAAGAGTAAGGAGGGGCTATGATTAATGCAAAATCACAGCTCGACAAGCGAGTTGACGGACTGGGAGGCAGCGGAGGCGGTAAGATATCAGGCGGTCAGGGTGTTTATATTGACACCCCTGACGGCGGTGTTACTTCCCGAGTTAACATCTATGAAGCGAATGCGGCGGCGGGGTCAACAGGTTTAGGCGGTGTGCGCATTAACCCTTCTGCTGAAGCAAACACAGGCCTTACAGCTGTAAGCGGCACTTATAGCCATAACGGAGTATTCGGCGTGCGTAACGCCAGTTCGAAGCTGAAAGGCGCTATAACTCTTGGCGACGGTTTGTGCCCTGCTTCATTCATTTATGACCCTCTTAAGAACACGGGCAGTGAACAGTCTGTTGTACAGGTGCGGTTAGGTGACGGCCTTGAATACGCCGAGAACCCCGAAGCAATTGAGGGCACGATTGAAGATAACCGCAACACGTACGGCGGCAGGCCTATAGCCGTTGCGGCAGGTCAGGGGCTGGGGATTGACGGAAGCGGGAAACTTAAGGTTAACGTCAAAGGCGGCATTCTTACAGATGTTGACAACTTCCTTTATACTGCCATTAATAAGGCGGGTAACGGCATCACAATCATCAGCAATATAACACCTGAGGGCATACCTTACGATATGTTTCAGGTTCGGATAGGGACAGGCTTAGCCTTTTCTGACGAGGGGGCGCTTATGCTTGACGATAGCGGAGAAGAGGGCGGCTTTGCGGCGGGCGACGGTATAATCGTGTCAACCGACCCCGACACAAACGAAACCGTCATTTCGGTTAAGCTGGGAATCGGCCTTGAATTCGACGACAGCGGCGCAATTAAAACCACAGGCACGGGCGGCGCTGTTGCAGCGGGGAATGGTATCGACATCGGCACAAATCCCGATACGGGGGCAGATGTTATTTCCGCTAAGCTGGGCGAGGGTCTTGAATTCGGGGAGGGCGGCGAGATAAACGCCCTTACGAACATTGAAAATGCCGTTGTCATCAGCGAGGCTCAGGCGAAATATCTCCTGCATAATTACACTCAGGTCGAGTACCTTTCGGGGAATAAGATTGGGTATGCGGGGCCCGAAAATCAGGTGATTGTACAGGGATTCATTGCCAACTACGGCAACAACGCCACTGCCGCAAGAGAGGGCACACGCTACACAGGCGGTAAGCTCACAACCTTTTCGGGAGCAACCGTGACGGAAAAGGAAATAACGGTTGAAATATTTACCTCAACTCCCGAAAGTACAGTATACCGTATATATGTGAACGGCACTCAGGCGGGCAGTTATACCACTTATAATCCTGAGGTAATAGGGTTTGTTATCCAGTGGGAGAATATAAACGGAACAAAAACAGAAGCCGCGCCTTATGGGTATGCTTATGTCAGTCTATACGCTCTTAGCGAGGGTTCGACGGGTACAATTGGCGCAAGTGCTATCACAGGTCTTACTCGTGTGAACGTCCCGTTTATTTCAGAGGCCGAGTATAATGCGGCGGTGGGGCTTACTTATGAGCCGAATACGCTTACTGAGGTACAGGAAACAGTAACGGAGGTGTGATGAATATGAACGACAATGAAAAGGAGATTTTTGAGCGGCTTGTGGCCGCAGAAAGCTCAGTAAAATCCTTACATAAAAGGGTTGACAGACACGATGCTCTTATTGAGAGTATTCAGAATATGACGCAGGAAATGAAACATCTGAGAGAAGATGTGAACAAGGTTGCTGAGGCGGTGGATGAAATCGAAAAGAAACCCGCTAAGCACTGGGAGAGTGTTATTGCGGCGATTATAGCCGCAATCGGCGGAGGTATCGGCGGCGCAATAATCAGCTCAATCATAGGAGGCTGACTATGGTTAATATTGATTGCAACGGCATTACAGTAACACAGGGAGATACCCTCTCTGTGCCTGTAATGCCTTATATCGATGAAACACATACAGACGTATATAGCCTTGCTGAGGATGAACGGTTCAGATTCTGCGTCCGTGAGGTGGCGGGCGGCGAACCCATTATTGAGGACTTCATCGACGCACAGGCAGAGGACGGCAGTTTTACTATTGCTCTTACCGCTGAGCAGACAGCACAGCTCAGGCGTGAGGCTTATGTCTTTGACCTCGCTCTTGTCAACGCTGACGGCACTGAACAGGAAACGTTCTACGGCGGTGAGGAAGAAAAGAAAATGCTTAAGGTGGTGTAACGATGATTGTTGCAGAATTAGGCAATTCTGGCAAAATAAACGCAGTTATCGGTAAGGGCGGGGGCGGTTATCCTCTGTATAAAGGTGAATACGAGGTGACACCCACGTTCCAGGAACAGACCCTTGCTACTGCCGATAAGGTGCTGAAAGAAGATGTTACGGTTAAGGCAATACCCCGCTATGATGTGGCAAACACAGCAGGCGGGGTAACAGTGTATATAGCGACAAAGGAGGTCCAGACAAATGCCGAATAGTAAGATAGTTGTAGACGGAGAAGTGCTCCTTGACCTTACTGCCGATACGGTTGAAGCGGGCAAACTCGCAAAGGGTTTTACCGCCCACGATAAGGCGGGCAATCAGATTACAGGGACAAATACAAATGACGTTGACAGCTCGAATCTGACAGCGACCACCGCAGAAATCCTTGAAGGAAAGACAGCAGCGGCGGGCGGTCAGGTGCTTACGGGCACAATGCCGAATAATGGTGCGGTTAATAAGACTATATCAAGTGTGGATGATGTAATTACTATTCCTATCGGCTTTCACGACGGGTCGGGAACTGTAAAAATAAGCGATACGGAAAAGGCTAAACTCACCCCCGAAAATATCAGGCAGGGTGTTGTAGTAATGGATGTTGAGGGCACTTATTCAGGAGCAGGTGAAGTGACTGCACAGGCCAAAGAGGTGACACCTACCTTTGAGGCGCAGACGGTTCTTCCCGATGAAGGATATAACTATCTGACTCAAGTTAAAGTAAAGCCTATCCCTGTAACACGCACTGAGAATGCGGCAGGAGGCATTACTGTAACGATTGGAGGCTGATTTAATGGGTGTTAATCTTGTGAATACGGCTGACGGGGAGGAGCTTATTAACCTTACTGCTGATACTGTATCAGCGCTGAATCTTCTTGAAGGAGAGACAGCGCACGACGCAAGCGGGGAACAAATTACTGGGAAGGTTACTGTAATAGGCGATAATTTGTTTGATAATGGCGATTTTTCCGTGAATCAGCGTGGCTTTCAGACGGGCGTTGTCGGTAGGTATGGCTACACGGTAGACAGATGGTATACTGCAAATGTCGCCGCACAGTTTATAACAGTAGACGGAGATACTGTCAGAATTCAGCGCAGCGGTACAACAGAATTTGCGGCTTTCGGTCAGCCGATAGAAAAGCTAAAAGCTGGAACTTATACTGTTGCTATTGATATACTCAGTGCCGACACATCTATTGAACAGATTATATGCAGAGTAGCTACTGATACTACAGCGTTTGCGGCAAAAACCTTAGTTCAACCTTCGGTCGAATTCAATGCGGGAAGATACGCATTCACATTTGATATTCCTGAAGATGCCGAAAATGTAATGGTATATTTCTATAGTACTGGTTTCACTGCGGGAAACCCGTCTTTTGTTATCACAAAGCCGAAATTAGAAGTTGGCTCTGTCGCAACACCTTTTGGCCTGCCTAATCGTGCACTGGAATTGGTGAAGTGTCAGCGTCAATATATGCCTGCGCCTATGGAATCTATACCTTGTCTTGCAACGACAGCAAATAGCTTTTATTTCCTTATTCCACTCCCAGTTACAATGAGAATAAAACCTTCTTTTACTGCTGAAACAGTTCTCAGGTTAGCCAGATGCACCGGTAACATCACGCTGGCAGCTAATCTTTTAAACAATTCGGAATACAGCGTGAGCACTGCGCTTTTTACAAACGGCCTTTTGGTTAATGTGGCGAAGGCAAGTCACGATATATCAGCAGGGGATGTTGTTCTCGATATCTCGTCGGGTGGATTATCAGCCGAATTATAAGGGGGTACACAATGGAAGAAATACTCAACACATATACATATAAGGTATACATACGCGCGGACGACAGCAACCGCGTGACAGCGGTCAACAGCTCCGCCTTCCTCTCCGACCTGACAGACTGGACTGAGATAGACGAGGGCACGGGCGACCGTTACCATCACGCACAGGGCAATTATTTGCCTCTCGGGCTTACAGACGGAAACGGTTCGTACAATTATAACTATGAAAATGGCACTCTTATTGAGCGTACTGCTGAGGAAAAGAGCGCTGAACTGCTCCCCGCACTTATATCCGCAAAAATTACCGAAAGCAAGGTTAAACTTGCCGAATGGCTTGCGGAAAATCCGATGTTGTTCACTGATGGTAAATATTATTCGGTGACAGAGGAAAAGCAGTCCTTATTAAACGGCAACCTTGCATCTTATGAGCGCGCCACAAATGCGGGGGTTGATTACCCGTTGAAGTGGAACTCAACGGGTGAAGAGTGCGTGTATTGGAGTTACCCCGACTTGTTAACCCTGTCCCTGAGCATTGCGGGGTATGTAGCACCTAAGGTGACTCTGCAGCAGGCGTTAGAGCTGCAGCTTAAGGCGTGCGCAACACTTGCGGAATTGGAGGCGATTGTCATTGACTACAGCTCTTGAGCAATTTGCACTATCAGGAATCGGCGGGGCGTTGTACTGCATCATCGAAACTGCGGCAAGAGGGTACACCCACTGGACTATGTTTATATTGGGCGGGGTGTGCTTCTTCCTTGTGGGATTGCTCAACGAGGCACTTCCGTGGGATTGGGCGATTACCACACAGGCACTTGCGGGGGCGGCGGTTATAACCCTTGCGGAACTTGTGGCGGGTTGTGTGCTCAACCTCTGGCTTGGTATGGCTGTTTGGGATTATTCGGACAAGCCGAATAATTTGCTGGGGCAGATATGTGCGGAGAATTGCTTTTATTGGCTCTTGCTCTCGGTGGTGGCGATTGTTCTTGACGATTGCCTGAGATATGCGCTGTTCGGCGAGGAAGAGCCGAAGTAT